CCCGCTTGCTGCGCGGCCGCCACGGCCGCCGTCGAGGCCTGCCCGCCCGTCAGCGCGGCCGCCGTGCCGAGGGCGTTGGCCGCCGCGAGATCGGCCTGCCGCTCGTACTGCTGCCGGTAGGCGGCGTAGAGTTTGTCCGATGCCGGGTCGTAGTCAAATTCCTCGCCGAGCAGCGCGTCGAGCATCTGGTCGATGCGGTCCCGCTGCCCGGTCGTGCCGCGCTCAGACAGCAGCGTCTCTGCCTCGCGGCGGTGCGTGTCGTCATAGTCCGGCACGTCCTCCACCGGCAGGTACTGCAGGTAGTCGTTCGTCTGCTCCTGATCGGTCATGCCCTCGCCGCGGATCTTCGCGTTGCGCTGCTGCTCGTAGATGGCGGCGGCCGCGTTGTCGCCGCGCTGGGCCGCCCGCTCCATGAGCGTGGCGTAGTCGGTATTCTTGTCGTATTTGTATTTTGTCGCCATAGGTTCTCCTTTCCTCAGTGCTGCGGTCCGGCGGCGGTCTCCGTGCGCGTGAGCGACAGCAGCCGCCACGCCCCCGTGCCCGTCAGCCGCAGGCGAAAGTGGTCGCACCGGCGCGGCAGCACCGGCAGGTTGACGGAGCGCTTCGCGCCCGCCGTCACGGCCGCGAGCGTGTGCCACTGTCCGTCGGAGTCATACTGCACCGCCGCCGTGATGCTTGCGCCCGCCTCCGCCTCCAGCCGCAGCTGCACGCGCAGCAGGCGCTTGCAGTCCGGGCTGCCGCTGACGAAGTCGCCCGTCTCGAGCATGCTCTGCATCTGCGCCGTGCTGCCGGTGCCGAAGCGCCAGACGCCCCGCGCGTCCTGCGCGTAGAGCGCGCCGCCGCGCCGGGCAAAGGCGCGCGCGTGGAAATCGTCCTCGCGGCTCCACAGGCCGCTGCGCGTGTCGTATGCGAACAGGTGCCAGGCGCTTTTCTCGTCCCGCGCCGAGAGATACCAGCGCGTGCCGTCCGTGCCCGCCGCCCCGTCCGAGAGCGTGCGCCCGAGCGCGTCGCCAATGCGCGTCGGCCGTCCGCCCGCCGTGCGCGCCGGCCCGACGGGGGAGAGGTAATAGAGCGTCTCCGCCGCCGTCACGAGCGTGCGGCCGGAGCCCTGCTCTGCGCCGAGCGCGGCCGAGGCCACGAGCTGGAAGTTGTCCGGCCGCGTGCCGTACAGCCGCCAGAGCCCCTCCGGCTTGAGAAACACCACGCCGCTGCCTGTCGCCGCGCAGCCGGAAAAATCGCCCGGCGCGCCGACGTCCACGCTCCACGCCGCCGTGGCGACGGCGCCGTTTTCGTCTGCCTCGTACCAGAACCAGCTCAGCGGGTCGCCCAGCTTCGTGCACCACACGGTGTCGTGCGCGCACGCCCAGAGCCGGTTGCCGTAGCTGCACGCGTGCTGCGCATCGGGCAGCCGCCGCGTGATCGTCACGCCGCTGAGCGCGCCCGCGCGCACGAACGTGTCCGGGTCGAAGATCAGCTTCGCGCCGTCGATGCCGCGCAGGATGTACGTGCCGTTGTTGCGCGCGTCGCCGAAGCCGCTGAGCGTCACGGCGTCGCCCACGCGAAAGCGCGTGCCCGCGCCGTCCGCCTGCAGCACGTTCGCGCGCCCGGCGTCGCCGGTGCCGTCGCTGCTGCCGAGCGTCACTGCGCCGGTCCAGCTCGGCTCGGCGCTGCCGAATGTGCCGTCCGCCGGCCGGAACCAGATCTTGTCCGGCCAGATGAGCACCGTGCCGCCGAGCTCGGCGAACACCTTCGGCGTGTCCGTGAGCGTGCAGCCCGGCACGGCCTCGCCGTTGTGATACAGCGCCGTGCCCGCGCACCAGAGTAGCCCGTCCCCGGACGCGAACAGGCCGTTCGGTTGCCCGGTGCACGGGTAGCTGAGCGTGCGGCCCGGCCGCGTCGCGAACAGGGGGCTGTCGGCCGCCGAGCCGTTGATCATTTCGTAAATGCCGCCCTCGGGACAGACCGGCCGGTGGTCGTAGCCGCCGAAGGCGGTCTGCACGTGCCGGACGGCGGCCATGCTCCGCGGAAATGTGGGTAGATGCATGCCTTGCCTCCTTACAGATCGAGCGGCTGCCCGTTGTGATACAGCGTGCCGCACAGGTCGATCTTACCGGCCGAGAGCTTCAGCTCCGGCACATCGCCGCGCGTCGCGGAGATCACTGCGCCGCTCTTGTGAAAGATGAGATATTTGCGCTCGAGGCTGTTCTCGCTGCCGATGTGCAGCGTGTCGGCCACGGTCGTGATGCCGTTGAGGTCGATCTTATCGGCCGAGAGCGTGACGCTGCTGCCGCCGTTGTTGATGGCGGCGACGATGGCCGCTGCGTTCACGCCGTCGGCGTCGGCCACGAGCGCGATGCGCGCGCCCTGGTCGCTCACGGTCTGTTCGAGCGCGGCGACATTGCCCTCGGCCGACGTCAGGCGCACATTCAGGGCGTTGGCGTCAAGGCTCAGCTGCGCGATGTCGCCGTCGGCCCCGTCGATGCGCGCGTGGATCGGCGAGACGAGCCGCGAAAGCGCCACGGCGTTGAAGTTTTCCGCGCCGAGGTTTGCCAGCGTGTACTGCAGCGCCTCGAGCAGGCGCGGCACAGTCTCCTCGAGCGCCGCGAGCCGCTGCTCCACGGTCTCATGGCCGGTGCGCTCCGGCAGCGGAAAGTCCAGCGGGGAAAAGTCCGTCATGCGTCACCGTCCCCTCCGCCGCGCTGCGACACGTCCGCGCGCAGCACGGCAATGGCCCGCACGAGAAATTGCGGCAGCGGCGCGCCGAGCGCCCCGGCGTTTTCGATCACGCTGCCGAGCTCTGTCAGCAGGTACCACGCCGTCACGAGCGGGCACAGCAGCACGTCATACTGCATGCCCAGCCCCGGTACGCTGCCGAGCAGCGCCCGCAGCGCAAAGTCCAGCAGCGCCGCCACGAGCACGCCGGCCACGCTGCCGGCCTTGTGCCACAGGCCCTCGCGGGCGCGGCGGCTGCTCCACGTGCCCGCGTGCAGGGCCGCGGCGCTGCCGGTGGCGTAGTCGAGCACCATGGCCAGAAACCAGGCGGCCGCCAGCCAGCCTGTCCAGCCCCAGAATGCCGTCAGCGCTGCGG